CGCTCATTGGGATATGTCTACCAGGGTCTGTGAACGTAAAACGGTTCCGTTGTTCACAGTTGGTTGTACTCATCTGAAGTCATTCGTGTCTTTTTGTGGTCTGATCGGGTTACCTTTTGGGGTAACGCTTCCAGTTCCGAAGATACGCGGGGTGGACGATGAGTCTCGCTTGTCTTTTCTTAAGGAATTTTGTGGCGGATTCCTTGAGGATGAAGTTAATCATATGTGGCATAGTCACACGGTGAAACTTTCGGCCGATAGCCGTTGGTCGATCCGTATGTCACTCTTCCTTTATCGTAAGGCATTGCCTTCGTTATCCCCCTCTCTTGAAGCATACGTGAAAAAGATGTCGACTCCTGGTCCTCCTCCGGACCCGGCGTTCCTTGCGTATGTCGAGAAGGAAGTTCCTCGTCTCTTCCGTTACGGTTGGGATAGGAATCTTTACCCTCAGTCTTGTTTGAGTTCAACGGTACCGTTGAAGTCGTGCTTGCAGAGGGGGATATCGAAGGGTGGAAGTAGAGCGCAGGTACTTGAGGCACGGGGTGGTGAGAGAGCTCATCATTCCTTCGTTCTAGATTGTCTCTCGAGAGAATCTCCTATAGTACTGAAGCCGTCCCGCGTTACGGCGGTCGAGACGGGGGGAAAGCACAGGGTGGTTTCGGTTGGAGATGTGGATCTCAACCTTTTCCGTCCTCTGCATTCTGCTATCTATAACCACTTGACTGGGTTTAAGTGGCTTTTGCGGGGTGAAGCAAAAGCGTCACGGTTCAAAGAGGAGTTTAAGTCTCTTCCGGGGACAGTTTTCTGTAGCGGCGACTATGAGTCTGCTACGGATAATCTGAATACCGTTGTGCAAGAGTCCATCTTGCAGGGTATTTTGGATAATGCTGTTTCCGTCCCGAAAGGGATTCGTGATAGCGCGGGGTCGACTCTTCGGATGAAACTCTTCGTTCCTGGCCTCCCTGAGGTCCAGCAAAGCCGCGGTCAACTAATGGGCAATCTCCTCTCTTTCCCCCTCTTGTGCATAGTTAATTATCTTGCGTTCCGTTTCTATAGCGGTGCAAGATTCAAGAGGGATTCCATTCCGGTTCGCGTGAATGGTGATGACATCGTGTTTCGTGCCCCTGGGTACGTTGTCGATCGTTGGAAGAGGGGGGTGATTGGTAGCGGTCTAAAATTGTCGCCGGGTAAGACCATGGTTCATGGTTCTCGGTTCTCACTTAATTCCAGTCTGTTCAAGGCTGGGCGCTCGAAGGTGACACTTGTCCCCGTGATTCGCTCCACTGCTTTTGGATATTCCGCAAGGGATGGCAGTGTCGAGTCGTTGCGGGGCCGGTGGCAGTCGTCGTTCCCCGGGTTCTATGGGGATCGTCGTCGTGTCCTTCGGGTGGAATGGCTTAAGTGGAACCGTAAGTGGATAGTCGCCTCCAGGCGGTCCCTTACTCGCGGTTTAGGTTTGAATGTTGATGAGACGGAGGTACATAGGGCAGGTCTGTGGTCGAGAGAGTGTTGGTATCTCTCCATGGAGGACGAGAGTCCTCTGCCTGTGAAGAGGGCAACCTTGGATCAGGAGTTGCGTGTACCACCGGACTGGGAACTTCGTACTGTCAACAAGATAACAAAGGAAATGAGACAAGAGATGAAGGGAGTGGCTGCAGCATTCGTGGAATGCGCGTGGTCACCCTCCCGAGGTATCTATGACGACTCGGATTATCGTGATCGAGTGTCCTCCGGCCCCAACTGGCTGGGTGAGGACAGTCGACTTCGTCGTCGCGCCAAACTGCTTGGAATTTCGCGTCGTAACGCTGTTCGTTATTTAAAGTCCCGGTTGCCCCCGCCTCGTGTGGGTCGCGACTGGGTTAGAACAGGGGTTACGCTTCGCAGTTTTTGGAGACGAACCCGGGTGGCAGTGTGGAG